TAATACCCCATATCAGTAATAGCCATGTGAATAGAACCATGAAAAAGGCCAACTAAATGACGCGTTTCATTCCTGTAAATATTCGGAATGTCCGATGATTTTATATAATTTTCCATCGTATCGAATATTGACATGTGGTTAAATAGTATATCACCCAAAATAAAAAGTCCTGTATTTTTTAAATAAAACAAATTTTTGTGTTGTAAGGCGTCGATAATAGGACTTATACTATCTAGTCTACTTTTATTGTTTAGTGTAGCGTCGTGATTTCCAGCTATAACTACAGTCGGGCGAATATCTGCCAGGTTTTTTAGAAAATCCGAAGCAAGTTTTACACATTCTGGACTTAAATCGGATTTAGAATGAAATATGTCTCCTAATACAGCGACGCAGGTATTGGTTGGTGTTTTATGAACTACATCATATAACTTTTTAAATACTGACAAATACTCATCATGCCGTTTTGTCAACCTGATATGTATATCCGCTACATGTAGTATTCCTATAAAATTCTTTACGTCGCAGTTTAGTCTAGTAACATTCATAAATTAATTTTAATTTTAACAATTCATCAAAACTTATAAGTTTTGATGATCTTATTGCCTCCCAAGTCTTTTCAAAACCTATTTCCGATGGATCTTTATCGTTTAGTATCACCAACTTAGTTTTAATATTATTTTTAATTAAAAATTCTAAAATTCTAATAGATTCTTTTATAGCATCATTATCCAATAATACGTTTACAATTGAAACTTTATTTATTATTAATGATTCTTTTAATTTTCTTGACAAGGTTTTACCAAATAAAGGAATGCAATTATATCGAACGGCAAAAGCATCAAACGCCCCTTCCACCAAAGTAATTTCCTGATTTAAATCGATTAAAGATTCAAATCCTATAATATTTTTGTTGAATTCACAGTTATTATACTTTAATTTTGTGTCTTTATAATAGCTTCTTCCTATAAAAAAGTTTAAATGGTTGTCTTTATCAAAAGACGGCACTATAATTCTTTGTCTAAACTCACCTTCTTCACAATATCCAATTTGGTAACGATATATATCATATTTATTTAAACCCCTCGACATCAAATATTTTAAGGCATTGTTATATTCCACCGAATTTCTATATTCATACAACGGAATGTATTCCAACGGCAACTTCAGCATTGCAACATTGCACTCTGTTTTTTCTTTGAATAAACTTTCAAGAACATCGGATTGATTGTGATGTGAACTATAAGATCCACCGGCAGGTTTAATTAAACTATATAAATCATATGATAAATTTAGTTTCTTAAACAAAGTTTTAAAACTTGTTCCTGAAAAATTACAAACCCAACAGTTATACTTTCCTGTGTTTAAATTTATTTCTAATTTTCTTTTATAATGCTTGCAGTTTGGACAAAAGTATACTGCATCAGTTCCTTTTCTAATTCTAGCTTTTTGATTCAAAGCCTTATTTAAAATCCCCACAATCTCATTCTGCAATAACATCTTTTTAATCTAAACTCAAAACTCAAATCGTCAATTTAAAATAAAGATAAAATCATAGCATCGTACATATCCGAGTTTCTTTTATCCCAATTTCCTTTGGTATTTAACACATCAAAATCGTGAATAGGGTGGATTTTTTCCAAATAAGTTTTTACAAAATCTTTAGATTTCATCCCCTTTTCACGACACTTTCCTATCACCTTTTTTCTGGCTGTATTAACATTTAATAGTTCAATTTTAATTTTCCAGTGTTCACTCAAAATATATTCAAATATCGCATTAAATCTTGAAAGGGTAATTATAACTTGTTGTGACGTAAATCCACCAGCAAATCCGCTTAATGCAGATTCTAAATAAATCATATCCACTTTTGAAAAATTTACGTTTTTTTCAATGTTTTGTATAACAAAAAACGACTTATCTTTATTGGTAGACTTAGATTTTATATCTATAAAACCCGCATCAATAATTTTTTTATTTTCAGAAAAAGCCCATCCACAAGTAGTTGTAGAAGCGTCGAACCCGAGAGTTTTGTAACTCATATTACACAATATATATCGTGATAAATCAAAAAAAGGAGAATTTTTTCTACTTTTTTTGAAAAAGAAAAACATCGATGAAAGTCGATGTTTTGACTTTTAAGGTTTATATTTTTTATTTGAAAATCCTTTTATAAATGAAGATAATTCTTTGGAAGCGTTTCCCTGAGCATCCTTAAATTCACTCTGACCTAACTGAACCTTTGGTTTGAATCCCTCCGTAGAAGTAAAGTTTTTTTCTTGAAGACTCGTAGGAATCGTTGACGCGCCCGCCGTTTTTGAGTCAAAAGCACCTCCTGATTTGGTTTGGTTATACCTCTGTTCCAGTGGTGTATTTATAGATTCTCTTTTTATAGGTGTGTTTGCCATATATTATAAATATCATTTAAATGTCAAATCGTATAATAAAATTTAAAGGAAATTTTCCTTCGTTTTTTATAGGCGTTCCTAACTTTGCGACTCCAATCAAATCCAAATTGTTATATAAACCTATAGTTGTAATATATGGAGACAGTAATGAACCCGTAGTGAAGTTTGAACCAGAGTCATATCTGGACTGAAAGACATCCTTAATAATAAATTTATTACCTTTTCCTGTAATAATATCCAGATAATCTTTAGCAGAGGAATATAAACTTCTAACCCCCACGCTTTTGCTGGTTATAAAAGAATCATAATTACTAGCAGTTAGAGTATCAGCAAAATATTTCCATATTATATAAAGATCCCTAATATCAGCAATTCCGTCGCCGTTTATATCCAACTTAGTATCTAAGTTATTAATGATATAATCAAATTCGTATTCGGTTAGTATGGAATCTGTCAAATTAAATAAAGTTTCATTTTTTATAGACTGTGTTACGTGATATAAAAATTTACTTTTTTCCACTACATTCTCAAATCCAATTGGATATTCCAACTGCAATAGATTCCACCAAGTTTCGTTGCCGTTAAACTTTTTATATATTGCTCTTAAAATTTTGTCACAATCTTGGAAATCAAATTTTCCATTTTTATTTAAATCTAAATCAAATGAAGTTGGAACATATGCGGTAGGATTTGTAGAATAATTGAATTCTCCGGGATTTACAGTGCATATTATTTGTTTTTCATACAAAGAAGTTTTGCTATTGTATGAAATGTCATAAATTGGTTCATCATTTACATCGCTTTCAAATATGTGATCAAATATAGAACCAGAATTTGAAAACACCATCTTTCCGTTTCTATAAAACACATTTCCTACATGGTGGTGTGATTCAAACTCGTTTAAATTGAATATGGAAAAATCGCCATTTAAATTTATCGCCAAATCATCCCTGTCTTCAACTATTTCAACTATTCTATTTGAATCCGTCAAAGCTATAGGAGAGCCGACAATTAAATTTTCTTTGTGGATAGAAACGTCATGTGCAAAAAAGTTAAATGGATAGCCAAATTTCTTTCTAGGTTTGAATTTGGCGTATACGTTGTTCCATCCATCATCTTGTTTTTCATAGATATAAAACATTCCCAAGTAGTCATTTTCAAAAATCTCATCACAATCTTCGGCTTTAAATAAAGTATTCTGTATATAAGATGAGGAAAATTCGGACAAAAATTTAGGAGACGAAATTAAAATCTTGTCTTCAGATATATCTAGAGAGTGTCCAAATCTATTGAATTTAAAAGAATCTTCATCACCAAACAATTTAGTTTCTTTCCAAAATGAGCTAGTCGTGTCATCTATTTGACACTTTATTAAATCATAGATGTATACACACCCATTTCTGTAACAGTTAGAACCACTGAATTCTTTGTAAATTCTATCATACGGCGCTCCGACTGCGACTGTCACATCTGTAGAAGAAGAACAGTAAATAGACACGGAATTTCCATAACCATCGGGAAGAGTAATTACAGGATCATATTGTGGAACCGGTAAAAATTTTAAGTTTTCCGGAGTTCTGTTAGACGTGAAAACATTAGTTAATTGCCAATTATCTGACCCCGACACATATTCATATAAAATTGCTTTTGAATTAGCATTTAGTATACTTCCATTTCCCACTATTAGTTTATTATAATTTTTATCTAACTTCAAACAAGAACCAAATAAATTTACGCCGCTAGAAGTTATATAACTGTGATATTCATATCCATTTGAAGAACTTTTAAACAAAAATACAGATCCACCATTCGAAGTGTAAGGACTTCCAACAGCAACAAAGTCTTGGTTTATTGATACTGACCAACCAAATGAATTTGATCCCGTATCTACAGAATCAGTTACATCTGAAGCATATATAGATTGTACCAGAGAATCTTCAACCGAAAGATCGTGAATTTCAATAACACCTTCATCATTTCTTATAACATTGTCAATATTTAATAGTGTATATGTTAATTTTGTAGAACCAATTGCACATGAATTTTCATATATGTCTAAACACCTTCCAAAATCGGATGATAGAATTAAAATATCTTCGCCGGTAGCAATTAGAAAACTTGAACTGTCAAATGAACTTATGGTATCCGAATATGATCCTGAACTGCCCGTCTCCGTCAATAAAGGATAACTTCCTGAGGTCAATCCTGTGATAGAGCTGGTAGTATTATTCTCAGTATATAAAATGTAATCATCTCTCAAAGATGAAACTTTTATAGTTTTATGATATTTGAACCTATTATTGACTGTAGAATCATATTTGTATACATCCACCGACCCATATTCAAGAATGGGATTGTTGGATGAACTGTCAAAAGAATCGAACGAGGGATTGCCAATCAAAGCATATATATCCCCCATAGCCACAGAATAACCAAAATCTTTTTTATCTATGTAAATTTTTTTGTGCATTATGAATAGTAATTATAATTAGGATTATTTTCCACATAATGATAAACAAAATTCTCATCGGAAATTATAGAATTTATATTAGATGAAGTCACATAGCCAGATCCACTTAAATAAAATTTATCAAAATTGGAATTAGATAAATTCAATTCGTCTATAAATTCAGGTATCACAATTCTTTCAAAGTCTATCGCCCAGTTATTATGAATTTGATTATCTGTAACGGAATCCACATACACGACAAGTTTCTTTTGATATTTGTCATAGGAAACAAATCTTCCTGTCATAGTGACACTGTAATCTCTAGAACCAGTCTGTCCCATTGAAATATTAGAATCTAATTTTGTAATATAAGTTGTAGTGTTTATATATCCACCATAATGTTCATCCGACAGATTCAGAGATCCAGTATCTAAATAAAATTCTTTTACCCCAATTGACATAGAAACCTCGTTTGACTGTCCTGAAGCAATATACGAATATATTTCTTTGTTGTTATATTTTTGTGATAAAACCTCCAATCCAGAAAACATCGGTGTATTGTGGGGGTTATTTGATTTTGGAATCTTGACCTTGTAATCCGTTAGATTATATTGTTTTGTAGTATTTAAATTTATATTAAATTGTATATCAGTGTTTTGTGTAGTCGTGCCTTTTAGTGATTTATTTGAAGTGTAATCATTATAGTATACTAACTTTTGATATTTTACATTTGGATCTAGAATGGTAAATTTTCTTCCCATTCCGATGTTGTAAAACATATATTTTGTTATAAATGGATCCTCCCCCCACGAAAATGCAAATCTAGGAGATTTTCCAAATCTAGAATCCAACAAGGTAGTATCCGTGTATCTTTTTATAAAAGACAAACTCCTATTTGCTTTGGCAATAACTGAAAAAACATTGCTCATGCCTTTTGTGGCAACAGATGTAGGAGGGACAACTGTAGACCAGTCTGAGTTTATATTTTGTCCAAAAGGTATAAAAGATTGAGAATAATCGTTTTTTCCCCAAGATACACATTCTCCATTATTTTTTACAATAATGGTATGATCGTCTCCACAATCGACATCCAAAATATTAGTATCATGTGAATTTGGAATTTTTGATTGACTATAAGTTGAATCTACTCCCCAAGAATATAAATTTCCGTTGTTATCTAGAATCATTCCATGAGATCGCCCGATTGATATCTTTTTGACGTTAGTTTTCTGTGGAATTGACGTGAAAAATGAACTGGCTGAACTGTGTCCGAATCCATAAATTAATCCGTTTTTATGAATTGCAATACTTCCACTTGGTCCCGCCTTTATGTAAGAATAATTGTTATCGACAGATGTGGGTATAGAGCCGGTATAAGAAGATTCACCCCAAACATAAATTTTACCATTTTGATCTATAGCAATTATATGATGGTTTCCGGCGGATATATCATCAATGATTCCATCAAAATTTGGAACTGAACCGGTAATTGAACCACTACCCCATACAGTTAAACTTCCATTAGTTTTTAAAACTGCAACGAAATCATTGCCACATTCTATTTTTTTAAAGTTTCCCAGTAAATTTTGATGGGGAATATTATTTAAATTATTAGAACCGTCACCAATATACATTGTGTAAGAATCTGTAGAAATCGGAGGTATTATATCTTTTTCATCATAACCTCTTACATAAAAGGTATCGGCGACATCTCTATTTACAAAAATTATATTATTTTTATAATATTGCCAGTTCAAGTCAGTTAAATCACCATCATTTATAGAAAAGTTTCTTTGATTAAAATTAATATAAGAACAAGAATGAAAATAATTTATATCTTTATTTTGATCTGATACTATTATTCCAAACACATTTTCTTTTACATATAAATTTCCCTGACCATCATCGATTATAGTATAAGTTTGATCGCTAGAATCTTCTATAATTTCCACGCTGTTTTCCATTATTCTGTCTCCGAAATATGCCTGTGGAATCGTTACGACTTTAATTTTGTCATAGAGAACTCTACTTTTTCCATCTAAAAATGTATCTAGGTTTTCTAATCCCAATAATTTAGTTGGATCTTTGGAATCATTATAAAACAAATTTTTTATCTGATCATATGTTATTCTCTTGTATGTATCATTTAAATTCTGTTGTTCAATATTCGGGTTAAATTTTACAAACTGTTCAACTTTTAATCCGTCTTCTATGGTTACAAAATTATCATCGGACTGTTCTAGACAAAGATTACATAGAGAATTTGTAAACGGAACATCAATCGACAAATCAAATCTATATGGGGGACCATTGTAAGGAGCTTTGCTATCGCTTAATTCAGTATAAGATTCCAGTAACCAATAATCCGTAGACCCTTCCATTTGTATGTCTATTTCTCCACTACTAGTATTCTCTATTATTATCGAATAACTTGGTTGAAAAACCAAAGAAGATGAACATCCAAATTGCCATCCATCGCCATAGTCTATAAACTCTAACGCGAGATTTTTTACTGTAAATGATGAAACTCCAGTAACCTCCGCCTCAGTATTAAATACTGTATTACCGGATTCTGATACAAATGAAGCAGACGTCGACTCCGAAACAAACAAAGCATTGTTATAATAATAATCAAAATCCGCATCGCCCATCAAAAAGTTTGAATTTGATTTGCTTGTTGATCTCCATCTTTTTGATACTACAAACGGAATCGAAGTTATATCATCTTTATTTAGACTCTTAATCATTCTACCATAAATATCAATTAATTTGTGATTTTAGAAGTCTAATCTCACCCTAATCAACAATTCGTTGGTAAAATCTTTTCTTGTGGGTCTACTCAATTTAGCGACCGCAATCAATTCATTGAGTTCATTATATAAACCAACAGTAGTAACGAATGTTTTTGGTTCAGTTTGAAGGCCGGATATTATTTCCCCCTTCGTATTGTTTTCATCCGTGGTTTGATAAATAAAAGAGGGATTGTTTGAAAAATTGTAGTCTTGATTTTTAACTCTTATAAAATAATGAGATGAGGGAACCAGTTCGGTTTTTCTTACTCGCATGAGAGCTGACGGAGCAAGATTGCCTGCGCCTTTTAATTTTTTAAATAACTCTTGATGGTTTACTATTGTTGATGAGGTAGTGTTATCAAATTGATGACCGGCATATTCAGCCAATTTATTTGCATTCAAAACAATAATTCCATTTTTTGGATAAAATAAACCCAATCCTCTATAATTTACATCGAAAGCACTATTTTGACCTATCGCTTCATTGTAACTTCCTGAGATTATTTGGTAAACCAATCTTTGTTCCTTTTGTTCCGCAGAACTTAGAATAGAATATTCATCAATTAAACTTAAACTCGATGACGTGTTAGATCCTGAGATAGTAAAGTTCCATTGACCCCTATCGATTTGATCCTTCATCAAATCTGAACTGAAAGCAATCACGAATATTTCCGAGCTTGTAATATAAGTGGAAGAACCCGCACTGCCTGTTTTAAAACTAAATTTTCCATCCAAATCTGATATTCCCAATAATAAGTTTTTGTATTGGGCGTAAATTGCAGCTGAACTAGAAAATACCAAATTAGAACCACTTACTCCACCACCGTTCACAGAACCATAAGAAATTGAAAATAATACTTGTGGGTTGTTTATATTGTTGTTATAAGCGTTAGTATAATATAATCCATTTAAAACGTCATAAATTCCGTTTGAACCTGTTAACTTTGATTGTGCGCTGGACGTTTGAAAAAAAGACTGTGAAATCTTTATGTCGCCTCCAGGAAAATATCCACTCGATACTCCCGTGGTTTTTCCAGAAATTATATCAGTCGATTCAAATGGTTGATAAATTTTAAAATTTGCCATAATTTTATTCAACAGTTACGGTTACAGGTATGCTGACTCCGCCACCACTCTCATTTCCTATGATGGTTAATGTGGTTGTGGTTGTTTGTTGTAGTTTTGAAGAAGGCGTAAAAGCGAATTCCAATCCCACCAAAGCTTGTGAATTTTCTGAAGACGTATCACCTGCAAATCCTGATACAGTCCCTACAGCTGTAGTCACAGGAGACTCAATTGTTACAATTAAAGTTCCAACTTTAGAATTTCCCAATATAGCCGTATATCCACCATTAGCATTATAGTTAGATGGAGTAGTCGATGGGGTGATCACAATACGACCATTATATGTAGATACGACATTAATTGAAGATTGTGCAATTGTAACAGTAGGAATAAAAGTAGTTCCTTGATCCAAAGTAACCAATTTATACTTCATCACTTGAGTTTCATCAACACTTGGCTCAAAAATTGGAGTATTTATTAAGGCAATCTCCTTTAAATCTTCAGAATCGGCATTTTCGTTATAAAGACCATAATTAATTTCATCGTCCGCTAAAGCGAATGATGTTATTTTTAAACTTCCGTTTTTGGAAAGAAGTTCTCTTCCTTTTTTTGTTAAAACCGCGTCAACTACGATGGATTTATTGTCTAAGTATGCCATATTTCATTTAATAAATAGTTTTAATTTTTATTTTTATTCTTTTTTATTTACAACCCTCTGCCACCAAATAATACGTTTGGTTGGAAATCATCTGGAATTCTATATTTAGTATATTCCTTTACAACTCCAACGTTTTCTGTTATTTGAGATAATATAGAGTTATTATTTACTTCTCCGTTAGATATATATAAAGTTGCATTATTAAATCTTCTCTTATTTTCTATATCTACTATCGGACCGTTATACGGAGATGAAAATCTTGGAAGTTTTCTTAAATTTCCATACCAAGGTAAGGTAGGCAATTTGGATATAGATGACGTGGTATAATTTCCTGCTAAAGCTTGACCGACATCTATAGTAATCACAGGCTCCCTATCTTCGTTGCCAGGCTCATTGATAGTAGTGAATCTGTTTTGTCTACCCTTTCCAAAGTAATCCGGCGGAAAATCCACAGTGTCAAGGCTGCCCGTGACATAATACAATTCTTTTCTCAATGACAAGTTCTTTCTACTTATATGAGGAAAATCCCTCAAGTCAGTTAAAATTTTATATGCCGAAGAAGTTATAAAAGAACTTCCACTGTTGACAAGTTCTACGGAAATAAAATCTTTAATATAATTCGAGGAAGTAATATTATCCGGAGAATAACTCAGGGTTTTCTTATTAGTTTTAGTATAAGCAAAATACTTTTTTCCTTCAATATCAACTAAACCATTTAAATCCACGAATATATTGTTCATATATTTATCTGGCGTATCATTTATACTTTTGAATTCTTCAAACGATGAGTTATTAAAAGATAAATTGGTTTCGTGTAATTCTACATCAATAATAGAATTTGTGATAGATGTAATTGTAGAACTATCTGTATCACCCAGTATGGTAGTTAAATCTACACTGGAGGTAAAAACTTGTAGGTTAGTTATATTAACAGGCTTTTCTTCAATACGATTTCTTTCCAAAATTGTAGGTTCTATCAATAATCCGTTATAAACCTTGTTTCTGGCAGGTAATAAGTTTTTAAGGGTATCAAAAATACTTGCATCTACATATGTTTTATAAATTGTAAATAATTCGTTAAATAGAATTTTATTTACATAATTTTCTCCATAATAATACTCTCTTAATTTTTCCAACCCTAAATATTTTCTACCAAATCGTTCTCTAGGATCAGAAATAGACGATACAATTTCATAATCACCAAAGAAATTCAAAATTGATTTATTTCTTTCGTGAATAGGCGATAAAAATATTCCAAGTTTGTTGGTGTCGACATAATGATCCTCGTCATTTTTATAAGTCTGAGATTTAAGAGGAGACAGAGATTGATCATAAGTATGAATTGAATTTTTCTTTACTTTATTATTTTCAAACCTACTAGGACCTACTTCTCCTGTAAAATATTCATTTGTAATATTAAATTCTTTTGTTTGATGTGGAAATACTGAATATGATTCGGTGAAACAACTTGAAGTATTGTAGTAAGAATAATAATTACTTCCTGAAACATTATATATCTTGGCATAAATGTTTGGATAATATGGGTTAACGTTGTTTACTGTATATCCTGATTCCGTAGAAGAACTGTATGATATATCTATTGGTATTCCTGAGTCAAATCTAAATAATATATCTTCGTAACTAGAGGATGGTTGTCCTTGATAATAATAATTAAAATTTTTACATTTCAAATAAAAATTTTCGTCAGACAACGCATTTCTCTGAAAAACGAATCTGTCTAAACATCCGTAAAATTTTTCTACTTTGTATTTACTCAAATTTTCATCCAAAAAATTTTCCAATAAATCAGATGTTTCAGAAATAAGACTTCCACTTTCATTCTCAGAATCCAATAAGATATTTGCAAAAGAAATAGGAATGTTTCCCAATTCAGACCCTAAATCCAAAGTCTCATTAAAATTTCCAAATATTACATATCCACCCAAATTATCAAAAGCTTTATTCAAAGATTGACTTAAATAAAAAGTAAATTTTTTATCAATTGGGTCTATACAAAATTCGTTCTGATGGACGCATATATCATATTTAGTAGGAGCCACGTCCTCATCTTCAGGAATTTCAAAGTTTGAATTTATTTCATTCCTTCTTATCAATATACTCATCACTTCATTGTTAAACATATGAAATGGTTCTGTAATTACTGTTCTTGATGAAGATGGAACCGTATCGTAATCTTCTATTAAAAAATAAAGGCTGCCTAATTTTTCTGATAATTTTATAAATCCAAAAGAATAAATCGGTAAAGAACCAGAAGTATATGTTGTGTGAATAGGAACTATTATTTTATTTAGGTTTTTATACTTTTCTTTGTCTATGTAAAGTTTAAAATCCAAAGATTTATACGGTTGTAAATTGTTTATTTCAACCCGTTCATCTAATCCACCACTGAATTCTAACAAATATTCTTTATCTTCCACTAAATAAGATGAAGTGATTTCACTTCTCGTATATCCACCCCCAAATTCTTTAATCAAAATCATGTTATTTGGGATACCATAAATTGAAAATATTTGTCTGAGACACTCTTCTGTTCCTTTTGTCTTATAAATTGATGGGAGATTATTTAAAATTCTTTTCCATATTGTTTTGGTCTTTTTATCCAAAGATATAGAATTTTTCAAGCTAGCTTTTTTAGAACTATCTAAGTAAGACTCCTCAATTGTCGCATCTTCTAAAATTCCACTCAAACTTGGCGGCGTGGAAAATCCAAAACTTGATAAAATATGATTAATGATATCTGAGGAAATACCCAACGAATAATCTTCTCCAACTTTTTTATAAATTCCTATGGCCGAAATATACAAATAAATATTATCAAAATGATGACCTATCATACACAAAAACTTCAGATATTCATCATTATTTTCATCTAGATAAACATATTCAGGAGTATTATTTACAAGCGAATCTCTATTATCTTTGTCATATTCTGATGATTCGTCTAATAATTCACTCACAAATTGAGAAGAAGATGTATCAGATATAGATTCTGTAAATTTTTTTAACGTAGTATTATATATAAACTTATTAGTGTCATACAGATAGGATTCATATCCATCAAAAGTAGAGAATATTTCGTCAATTTCTTTTTTATTATTTTCTATTTTTTTATAAACGTTGAGTTTGTCGTATACAGAAGAACCACTTGGATCCAACTCTGCCAAATTTTCATTTTCTTCGGTCAACAAAGTAATGTTTTTTATTTTATTTTGAAAAATTTTAATACGAAGATTTGCTGAAGAAAATACAACGAAGTTATTAAAGTTTGTATAATCTACATTTAAATTTTTAAAATTTTTTACCGTTTTGATTTTATTATTATCATCCTGATTTACACTCAACGTATCAGAATTATAGTATTTTGTTCCACTAGTTCTATTTGACGGTTCGTTTATATCTATAGAAAAATTTGGTCGGGTAAGCTTTATTGTATTCTTCACCGACTCCGTTTCAAAATTTACTATTTGATAAAATGGAGTATAAGAGTTATTTGAAATTTGACAGAAATCGCCAACAACATAATTATCTGGAATTGGGTCTTTTAATTTTACCCAAAACTCATCGTTTTGTACTGTTGAATTTAATATAAAAAATAAATTATTTTCGCCGAAGTTTACCGCATTTTTTAAAGGCGATTTAAATTTTGATAAGTATTCACTTTCAACGGTGTCTATTACAAACGTTAGAAATTCAGAAATTATTCCTGATGTATATTTAAACGAATCGATATATTGTTGTCTAGATTGTTTTGAAATATTAACATTTGGGTTAAAAAATAGTAATCTTTTGTTACATGCAAAATTGTTAATGTCAAAAAATGTTCTTCTTACATAACTAAAATTATTTATAAACTCGTAATTAAATTTAAAGTAGTTTAATATGTAATCTTTTATTCCAAGTAATTTTATTTGTTTCTTTTGTTGAGCATCATAATAAGATTCTCCATAGTAAATTGATCGTAAAATACCCATTACTCCATCATCATCCACCAAAGAAAATAAAGATTTTAAAGAGTTTATTTCGGTCTTATAATTGTTTTTTGTCTTTGAATAAATGTCACTTATACTAAATGAATTTACATAATACTCAAACTCAGTATACACTCTTTTATTTATAAAACTTCCGTCATCCAAAGACAAAAATTCTGTGTTTAATTTGAAAGTTTCGTTGTCTACTATACCTTCAAATTGTATAACACATCCACTGTCTTTAAAATTTTTATTATATATAAATAACGTAGGAGGAACATCCTCAGTTGTATCTAATATGATTTGTCGTGAAGACTGTTTGTATAATACATTTGTGATATAATCCGAACCACCGTTAAATTTACCATCCTTAACTCTGCTAAATCTAAGTGTGTTTACATCTTGATTACTGAAATTTAAGTTATAAACAGTTCCTTTCTTTATTTTTATTTCAGTTTTACCATTGAGCAGTATTTGGTTTCCATTGAAAGTAACAGATATATCATTCGACACGTCTTCATCCGTGAAATTTTTTATAAATTTTATTTCTTTTCTAGAATTACTTATTTCTTTTATAATAAGCGGATTTTTTTTCGAAAAAATCGGGGAAGTGGGTGTTAAAGATAAGTAAAAATTATTACTTGTTATGGATTGTGAATTTACAATATCCTCTACCGAAACCAATAAGTTTTTATCCAAATCTTGAATTAAGTTAGACTTAATAGGAAAATAATAATCTGTAAATATATTATTATCTATGTCTTCATATCCATAATATACTTTTAAATTTGAAGATGAACCCGTTATTTCTCCAGAAGAAATTAATTGATTTTGAGAATCATATATGCCGATTGAAATCGAATCCAAATCTTGTTCACCAAAAAAATATTCCTTGGTAGAATTTAAAGAGAACAACTCCGATTCTTTAATGGATAAATAACTTACTTGATTGATTTGTTCGGCCGATTGTGTAATAATACTCAACATATTATATAACTATTAAATTATTTGAATATTCTATTGTATTATTCTTGAGTTTTTAATGTATATGGAAACTCGTCATTAAACTCTGAAGCATCGGATCCCTCACCATTCGAAATCCTTAGTTGAATTATAACATCTCTTATAGCTATTTTTTGTACATCCATTATATCTTTTTCATTTAACGATTGATTTGCAACTTCCAATTGACTTTGTAAATCAACTACTTGATTTTCTAAGTTTGAAATTTTTTCGCCTTGTTCAATAGAATTTTGAGATATTACATTTTCATTATTTACAATAAACTCCTCAAAGTCGGTAGGATACAATTTTATTAATTTTTTAAGGTCATATTCTAAATTTTTTACATCTACCTTTAGATACTGTTGATTTAATTGATTGGAATTTGATTTAAAAAATAAATTTCCTGCGGAATTAAAACTGTATGTGTAATTCAACACGCCATTTCTAAATTTTTGAACTTCTTCGCCAAATTTGTTTATGTCAGTCATATTATCTTACAACTTTAAATACATCGCCATTGTCAAATATCTGAATAGATCCGTCGGAAAGTTCAGTTTTTATCAAAATTCTATAGTATCTTTCCTGAGGAAGTCCTGTGGTATCTAAATAGAAATAGTTGCCATATTCATCACAACTTAATTTTGTATAATCGTCAAATCCAATTATTACTTCTTCACTTTCGTTATCTTTTATAGAGTAGAAGCTAGATGTAGGCAAATATTTCGGAGTTAAATATGAGGTTTGAAAAGATGTGAACTGTTTCTTCGGATTTTGTTCACGAGCAAAAACTGTAAATTTTACTTTTGACCCACTTTTATATTCTTTCTTTAAATTTTTTATTGAAATTGAAACTCCTAAACTTGATGTGATGGGAGACAAACTGCTTGTATTAAATGTAAAATCCGACCATTGAACATCTATATAAGGAGAATATATAGTATTTGTTTCTCTGCTAAAAAATTTTAAGTTGCTGGTGGCATTTGGATTCAGTTCATCCGAAGTCAAAAGTATAAGTCCTTCGTTTGGTATACATCCACATATCCAAGCTTGACATATATTTGTTATATCCAATTTGATATCGGAAGTAGAATAACTAAATGATTGAGTGCAAATATAGTTGGCTCCAGATATATTTGAACAAAAACTTTGAGAAACATTATTAGATGTGCTTATAGGCGCCGAATAATACCAAGTTCCTCCGCCTTTTGTAAATGAAGCGGTAGACGCATAATCTAAATAATTTACTCCTGAAATATTTGCCTCCATATCAATGTTTGGATACCAAACACTTGAACTATCTGGATATTTTCTATATTTCCAATTTACTCCTGATGTTCCTCCACCCGCCGCAACGGTTCCAATACCCATATCCCAACTTTGACTTATAGGAAAGGCATAAATTTTATAATCCAAAGGAACCTCAGTAGATTCTATAGTTTTTAAATTTAAAATAAACTTAGGTTCCGATATATCTCCAGAAGAAATTGACGCGCTTATAGAACTTAAATCGAATTTTAGTATGGATCTTTTTAAAAAAGATTTGTAATTTGTCAAATATCGGTTTACTGTTTCGTAATAATTTCCTGAAATGTATCCGGTAAGAACTCCAGAAAAGTTTGTTAAACTTCCAGTATAACCGCATGCCGAACCGCTAAAAGAACCTGATATTGTTCCTGAAACACAGGCGCTTCCTGTGACACCTACAAAACTATCTACTGTAAAAGTTAATGCCATATTTATAAGTATAAAAATTTATTCGTATTTTTAAGTAAAATAATAGAAATCTTCGGGAGCAGAAATATAAATAAAATTACCAAAATCGTCAGTAATTATGTTTCCAAAATCATCAACGACGCGTATTGGCTCACAAATTCCTCCCGGCTGACCGACCGATACACAATTTATTATACCATTTACAGATCCAGAAGAACAATTAATACTTCCTGTGAAATCTCCTGTGAAATTGATTAAGTTTTCTGAAATTAATTGATTAGACGAAGATATGAATTGTAAGACAGAATCTTCATAATTAAAATCTAATTTATTTACCGACCCTAACTCTAAAAAACCATCCAATGAAAAATTTTTATTAAACAAAATTTCATCATTTAATATATAAGTGTCTTTTTTACAAAAAATAAAATGATGCATATAATTAACATGAACCACTATCCTCTACATACATTCCACTTCCTGATAAACTTCCTGAAACTATTCCCGACCCAGTGATTGAGCCTGTGATATATCCATAAAAATTCAATACTGTCAATCCCACTCTTTCCGACGAAGAGGAAATTTCTGCGGAAGATGTATATACAAAAGTTCTAACATATCGATTGGTCGATTCTATTTCTAGGATTTCATCACGACCGAAGTTTTTTAAAACGTAAGTTCGGTCGTTCGAAATAAAAGAATCTGAAGAACTGTATATAAACTTATGCATTATAATATCTTTCCTTTAATATCAATGTTTGGGTTTTTAACTTCAAAAATAGCAGGATCTATTGGTGGATATATTATTTTGTTTTTTGTAGCCGATGGTATATCATATTCACAAACTGAATAACCCGAATCCGTTATATTTACTATTTCCAAATTTGCAACGGATTGTACTCCCTCTATTTTTACAATTTCCAGTTCCAATTGATTTATGTTAATTGGTTGAGAAATTTGCCATAAATCTATATTGAAAAAATTCCGCACCGCAGTTATACAGTTATTTAATACTTCTTTTTTATTATAATTAGAATATGTTAATATTGTAAAATTTACGCCAATATTAATAATAAAAGCATCAATTATATTAACTCTATCGGACAACATCCTATACTTAGATAAATAATTTCTAAGATTATATGAAAGTGCCTCATTTATAGGTTTTAGTTTTTTATTATCATCATAGGTCAAAACATATAAATTTACGGCATTAGGATTTATACCATCTAAATTAATTTTTCTAAAATCTTTGTTTTGTTCATCTACAATTATATTGTTATTTTCATCTATTAATCCTGGTATAAAAGAAGTATTATTCGTATAAAGATCGTTCTCAGTAGTCACATAGGCCTTAGAAACCTTTCCATATTCAGGCGACATACTAAAAACCCTAGCGATATAATCATCTTTTGTAACAATTCTATCTTGTGCCGCAAAATTGGCCATAGCGTTTTGTTTTATTTCGTTAATTGTTTCAAAACCAGCTCCTCCAACAGCAGGTATAGGATTTTCTACTCTTAAACTGGTTTTTATGGTATTAACCAATCCGATTTCCGAAGGTAAATAATCTTGTAATTCAATAAATTCTATTTTACTTATCTTTGTTATATCTCCCACATTTACATTTGATTCTATCCCACCCCCCACAACATAAGTTATTTCTAAAGTAGTGTTAAACGGTGACAATCCATAAGAGTTGGAGTTAATAAAAGAAGTAGGATCCAGAGTTAGGTTGTATTTACTTATGTTAGAAAAGCCAACACCTAAGCTGTCAGAATTTGGAACCAACAACTCTTCTTCTATACTATCCGTTGATGGGCCGAATTGTAAAAAAGTTTTATTATTTTCGTCCACTTCAACTGTAAATCTTCTGTTAGTTCTTAAAAACTTTATAATATTTGGAACAGTCGATCTAAATTGTGAAAATTTCTCAAAATTATATTGATTGTTTTCAACGGGTAATTGAACCAAATCTTGTGCCAAATATTCAACTTGATACCAGTTATTATTATCAGCATCTTTTACACTTAAAATTTTTATCACGTTATCTTCGATAAGTTCGATTCGTAAATTTGGGGTATCAGAATTAACTAATACAGACGTTGTAATTTTTTTGCCGCTATAAGCTTTAACAGATTTTTTTAACAAATAAAATTCAGGCTCGCCTTCGTCATTTCTAGAAAATACTTCATCTGTTCTAGGAGACAATTCACTTTTTAAAGAAAAGTTTACTGTATCCATTGTTAAAAAAGAAACTCCTGTAGAAGAAATAACCTCCATTGCTTCAGAAATACTTAATGTGTATCGTTCATCTGGCTCAAAAGTTCCATCTGAATTTCTTTTTGAGGGGGCGATCATATACAAATCCAAATTCGTTATGGAAGGCTTGGATGGTTTTGTAGTATATCCCAAATATTTTGCTAAATTTATTACATTCTTTCTTTCTTCTGAAAATTGCATAAGTCCTTCTTTGAACTGATAATCAATATAAAAAGAAAGAACGTCGCCAACATATGATGCCATATCTATAAACATCATTCCAGGAGATGCATCGTTAAAATCTTTATAGGACTTCGGATAATATTGTTTAGCAAAATCAATCAGATTTTGTTTAATCTGATTAAAATCCCGTCCCAGATATTTAACTTCTCGTGACTGAGGTTTAAAATTTTTATCTAAAATAGTTGACATATTTAAATTCTATTATTTTGCAGTTCCAATAGTAAAACATCCGTTTCTTTGGTTTTATTTATAATAAATTCCAGAGAAATGTACAATTTATATGAATCGGTATTTTCTTTATCAGATTTATCTGATACACTAATTTTCTGTATAGTGACTTCAGGCATCCAATACTTTACCTCTTCATTTATTATGTTTTTTGTTATTTCTACTACATTTTCATCAATTTGTTCAAACACCACATCATATAATTTAGTTCCAAACTCAGGAAACATCCTTCTTTCACCCCTTTTGGTTTTTAAAAAATTTAAAAGGTTTTGTTTAACTTTGCTGTTGGTATCGAACGTCTGTTGAAAATAACCATTTTTACCTCTTGTGAAAGGTACTTCCAAACCGATAGGTGAATATGAAGAGGTTATAGTCATTTATTATCTTTTTTCTTTTGTCTTCTTATCTACAGCTTTTAATAAAGAAGAATAATTTTTTGTCAATGCGGCCGACACCGCATCGGGTAAATTTTCAGTATTATCCAATACCGATGGAGTTGAATTGCCAATCGAAGACATCTCAGTTTCATTTGGAATTCTCACCACAGTTTCATTTAAAATGTCATTTAATATGGGATTGTTTTTTATATAAGTCTTTTTTGTGACATTTTTATTAGATTCGCTTATATTTTTTGAACCATCCAATATCTTTTTAAGATTGCCTTCATTGGTGGTAGATGTCGAAGGTTTTTTTGAAAAGAACTCATTCAGTATTTGTGGTAATACTGTTTTCAATTCCTCGTTTACAGTTTCTCTTATTATTTTCCTAAATGATTCAGTATTCATATATTATAAATATTAATATTTTCTAGAACTCTCTCTTCTATTTTTTCCTTTAAAATTACCAGGAACACCATCTCCGTTAATTACATTTATTTTTAAAGGTTGTATTCCGTCTTTAATAGCCCCACCATCTGCTCCTGGAGCATATCCTCTTCCAGTCACAAATACACGGCGACTTAGATTTTCATGTAATTTACTTCTAAGAGTTCTAAGTTGTTGTAGCTCAACCGGAATTTGAGTATCTGATGGTTCCGCGTCGCCGGCATCAGGATGAGAGTGTTCATAGTGATGTGTGTGTTCTTCCAACCACAAACACAAATCATATAACCAATCCACGGTAGTTTGTCCTAATAATACTGGTTCGTTTGTATTATCATATTCCCCCAAATAAATCGCAGGTGAGTTAATAACTGTTTTTTGATTAGTAGTCATTACAATTTGATCGTGCGCATCCACTGTATATTCACCATCGGTGGTTATCATATATCGTCTTTTGGAAAAATGCATTGTTTCTCCAAATCTAGAAGCAAAAATTAACCTATCACTGTGAATTACAACTTGATCTCCACTAAGAATCGGAGTTTTAAAATTTGTTGATCCTGATGGAATAAATTTTAATTGTTCTTCCGACTTGTCTATTGAGAAATATCTCTTATAACATGTAGTTTTAAACTGTGAAACAGTAAGTCCGCTGGTTATATGAATTGAAGAACCATCGTTATTAATATCTTCCACCATATATCCCCCGACATTTTTTTCATTTAACGAAGATGAAATATCAGATATAGAATTTAAAAGGGGGTGTAATGATTGTTTTTTATTTTGAGCTAGTGGACGTTGACGATTTCTTATTAATATCATCGGATTTCCACCACCATAAGTATTATTTTCGCCACTTTTATAATCAGTATAAAATCCTTTATCGTTTAATCTATTATCATCATAAGCACCCATTCTAATACTTTGACCAAATCGACTTTCAAATATACTATCACCCTCAAAACGGCGTAAATTTCTTATTCGTGAATTAAACCAAAAATAATTTCCTAAAATTCCTCTAAAACTTACGGCATATTTGTCTTCTTTAGAATCAAATCTAGACTCAGGTCCTTTCAAATTTCCGCCGGAATAAGAAACATTTTCCATCTTTTTTCCATAAGATTGTTCATATCTAAAATCAGCAGATGTATTTGACCAATTCTTAACATTAATTTTGTTGGTATAATAATACCTATCCAAAACCTTAATTACTTGAACCGTTTCATTTAATAATGGATATGTAGTAAAGTTATTTTCTAAAGGCATTATCCACAATAAATTTTCCTTTTCTACTTTTTGTTGAGAATAACATAATCTAATTAAGGCACACCCAATCGATAAATAATCTAAATCGTCAGTAGAAGGCGGTTTTCCATCAAAATTCACAGGATGTTCAGATGGAACAGATAAACGGCCCATTTTTCCGTATTTAAATAATGGATGTCTATCGTCCAATATTATGTCTAAAACTATTCCCGGTTCAAACTGAAACTCGGATAAATGATTTAATGAAATATTGTTATTTTTAGTACCAATAAAAGGCGTATTTAAATCAGAACTATCAGGCACATATAAATTATCTTTAATATAACTCATTTTATATCCTTAACTTTTATAGAATTGACATCGGGTTTTTTTAAATTTTCCACTTCTTGCATCAATTGTTTTCTTTCTTCGTCGGTAATCATAAAATTACCTGTCGAACCATCGCCGACATCTGTTTGTCTTGATATTATACGTTGAATGACGGCTGCCAATTTAACCAATTGTTCATCGTTCTTTACACCTACATCTATGTAATCCCTAATTAAAGGAACTATAACCATGGCATCATTAACCGTCTTGATCAAAGCTCTCAATTCGCTAACTAATACATCTAATTGGTCTTTTTTTTCGTTTTGATTGACCACAATTTCCTTACATAACGCAGAAAATGGTTTTCCTTTATATATTTCAAAATCCTTTAAATCCATAATATTTATAAATATACTACGCCATTAAGTTTCCCCTCAGATTTTTCTATAAGTTTTTACTATAGAATATCTTTTTGGGTTTTTTTAAAAGTATCTTGTTGGGGATTTTTGTTAATATAAATACTTAATATCAAATTTTTCCATTTTCTATATACATTTTCGTTATTTTTTCTTGATATTCTTTCATCTTGTTAATTACTTTTGTTATCTGTTGCGTTTTACAAGAAGAAATTTCTCTAATGTAGAGGTATAAAGCTTTTTTATTAAAATAGTCTATTCTATCACTATGTCTGAATAATTCAATAACTGCCTCTGCTATTTTTAAATCTCTTTTTTTTGAAAAAATTTCGTTTAAATTTTTATCCCAATATTTAACCATCATTTCTATGAATTCTTGATTTTCTACGCTTTTATAATGAGAATCTTCGGTTTGTAATCTAACAGTGTTTTCTTCATTCTCTTCACTAATGTCTACCTGTTGGTTATATCTCTTGTAGTTGGAATTGTTATGAAAAATCAAATAGTTTTTTGCTATTATACTAAAATATGCAAATGCCTTTCCTTTTCCCGATTCATATTTGTGAAGATTTGCTACTAGGTGAGATAATGTTTCTTTTTGCACTTCTAACGGACCCACATCAAAATAGGTGAATTTGAAAGTATTAAATACATTTTCTACTAATTTTTCTAAAGCGAACCTTATCTCTGTTTCAAATATTTTATTCTTTTCCACCACATCCAACTCTTTATTATAAGAAATAATAGCGTCCTCAGTGTCTTTTGTAAAATACATTTTCCCCGTACTTACTTTTTTATTTGAAACCTCAACATTTTCGGGTTTTTTGGAAACAACTTTTTCAGTGATATTTATTACTGGAACATTTTTTATTTTGCTTTGTTTTTTTATAAATTTTTGTTTTCTGTTGACGGAATTTAATTTAACGGTCTTCTTTTTTTTCAATGTTCTTCTCTTCTTCATAAATTTTAGTTCTCAAGTCTTTTATAATTTCTAATATGTCAGAAAACACAAATCCAACTTCATCGTCTTTTTCAAACATTTGTTTTTCATCTACAAACTTTAAAGCTTGATAAGTTTCTTCAATTTGATTTTTATATTCTAAAATCCAATCCTCATAAATTTCTACCTTAGTTAAATTTATGCGAACCAACTTAAATAATAATATATTTCCAATTAAAGAAACAACAAGCGATGTCAGTAAAATGTAAAACATTATAAATCAGTGTGTGTCATCGTCCGATTCATCTTCGACATATTCTTCAAGATATTCTATGGATTCCAAAACGTAATCCCAATCTTTTGTTTTTATTGATTTTCTTAAAAGTCCTAAAAGTTCAGTTATATTATTATCATCCATACTATGTTATAAACTATATATTAAAATCTTTTTTGAAAATCAATTATTTTTAAATAATCTTGAAAAAACACCATGACTTCTAACTTTTTTATGTTTAGATTCATCAGATGAATTCATATCTCTTTTCATATTATTTAATAAGTTTAGATTGTCAATAATTTTCTCTTCAATTACATTATTTTTTTTTTTATCTTCCAAAAATATAATGTTATTATATGACAATAATAAACAAATAGCAAGCGGATCGAATACGGATATTAAAATAGAAATAAACCACTTTACTACTTTATCCATTGTCACATTAAATTCATCGGATACAAATTTAAAGGTAATTATATCACTTTGTTCTCTTCCTGACAATTTATATTGATTGATAGTATCGTTTAATTTGAATATTTCATCATTCGACTCTTGAATTTTCTTATTTTCCGATTCAATATTTTTTTCACTATTAGAAATCAATTCCATAGTCTGAGATTGAATTTCTTGCAATTGAATCGGATTTCTAGCTATAAATGTATTTGTCATCGCCTCACTTAATCTACGTTCTTGAGATAAACGTAAGTCTTCAATCGTTCTTATTCTCAATTTTGATTGAGAAATTTTTTCAACATAAGACGATTTCTTGGATTCATACATTTGAATTTTTTCTTCATTAGACTTGTTTGTTAATGAGGATTTTTGATAAGATGCACTTAGATAACCAAATATACCCAATGATGTTATAAACATCAAAATAACCACACTCAGAGTCAGATAAAACTTCAAAAATGCTCTTGTATCTTGCCAATATCTAAACAAATAACTTGTTGCGACCAACTTTCCCAACTCCAATGAAGAAGCCATTATTATAGCCGATTGTTTTGAACCAGAAAATAACATTGCAATTCCAATTATAGAAAAATAAGCAGCACAAGATGCAATAAATAATGAAGTGGATCCTACCAAATTTTTAAAATTAAATTTATCCATAAATTATAAATAGTATATATAAATAAAAAAACCCCCGATAAATTCGAGGGTAAACATTAGTTAAGTTTTTATTTAACTAATATTAATTTTTTTCTTTTTGACAATATTGGTAGGTTTTATCTTTTTTAACTTAATAACCAATAATCCATTTTCAACCTTCGCATCAATCGTTTCAGTGTCAATATTTTCACTTAAACTAAAACTACGAACAAAACTACTATATTTTAGTTCACGATATGAACTACATATAACATCGTCAGATTCATTATTTTTTGTAAATTTATTGCCTGTTATGGTTAATACTCCTGACCCCACATCCACACTAATATCTGATTTAGTTAATCCAGGAACACCTGCCTCAATAACTACAGAATTTTCGTATTCAGTTACATTTACTTTGGGATATGCTCCTTTTTCAAAAAAATCGACACCGAATTCTTTGCTGAAATTTGGCGAAGTTACTTTATAAAACTCATCAAAGATTTTATCGAATGGAGTTAAAAATTCGTCACGAGAAACATAACGAAACAACGGATTGTTTTTAATAATATTCATATTTTACCTTTCTATTTATGTATTCCACATGGATATACATTTATGTCAACCCAACATAGGTGTTGACAATCTATATATATAGACGAAAAGATAAATCACTTCAATATTTTTTAAGCCTTTTTGACTTATCATATTCAGCACGACACGCCAAATAATCGGCATAATGAATGATTCTAGGAAGATTGCTTTTTAAATCATGATCCTCATTATAATTTTTTAAATAAGAGGTGTTTGCTTCATTGTATAGACCGTCGGATAATTTTATTGCTAAGGTTTCTTTCAAAGTACACTTTATCTGATATTCTTGTAAAATATATAAAGATCGATCTGCCACATCCATATATTGTAATTTTGAATTAAACTTAAATACCTCTCCTCTATTTTTAATATACCAATCGTTATCCTGTGGCAAATAATATTCTCCTTGTTCTTTGTCGCCTAATTTTCCCAAATCGTGATGAATAGCGGAAAATGCTAACTCTTCATCTGTAAAATCTATTGTGGCCCCCATCACCTCCCACAATTTTTTTACCCCCAAAGACGCTCGATATACATTATTAACATGATCCAGATAACCACCAATGTAAGCATTATGAAAATGAATCTTTGAGGAAGCAGGCGAAGTAATTAAACGCAAACCAAACTGTTCTTCTTCATATAAATATAACAATTTTTCAAGTCTTTCTCCTGAAAATAAAGATTTTATTAGGGATATAAAATTATCGTAATTTTCTTTTAATTCAACTTCGGTGTATTCTTTCATTAGGTGAGAATAAACCAAAATAAAAATTACTCAACTTATTTTATGTCCGACAATTTTTTCTTAATCTTAAATGCCAATTCATTAATTTTAGCAAAATCTAAATCTCCATTTTTTGCTTTTTCAAATGAAATCTTTAAAATCTCTTCCAAAATAATCTCTATATTTTTTAAATTGTCATTCATGTTTCTTAATTAAGATCAACCCATGCACCAGCAGCATAAAGCTGAAGTTTTGATGTGGAAGAATTATATATTAAACTTCCGTTCTTTAAATTGATTAAATTGTTAATTTCTGAGTTATTGTAGGATTTGATATAAAATGCCTCACCTATTTCTCCACCCGATCTAGCTATATTACACGTATCCGAAATAGAAGCACTTACAGCGTTATTTGCAGAAACGGCAGTGTCCGCCGTAAAAGCTCTTTCGGACGTTATAGAGATCTCAGAATTTTCTGCGCTGACAGCATGAGTCGCCTCGTCAGGTATAAGATTTCTAACCAAATAGCCGGAAAACTCTGCCACGCTCATGTTTTTAGTCTCAGAGAAACTTCTATCTACCACCACCAATAAATCTTGAGAATCAAGACTCGCGGAAGTCATCGGAGACAACTCAGTAATTCTTTTATTAGCCATAATTTCAAAAAATAAATAGTCTTTAACCAGCGTTTTTTATTTTTTTAATTAAAAATTTAACCAATTTAGACCTAACTATATCATCTTCGGTAAATTCAAAGGAATAAACTCCATTTTCTTTACTTTCACTATCAGAAAATAAATCAATCATTTTCTTAAAACCACTTTTATTGCCAATGTCAGATTGATCGGGATCGCCTAATATAAATAATTTACTAAATTCACCCACACGAGTTATTAAAGTCACCAGCTCTTTAGTAGTCATATTTTGAGACTCATCTGAAATAATAACTTTAGCATTCCAATTCAATCCTCGCAAAAATCCCACAGGAACAGAATCAATATGTCCGTTTTTTTGTAAAAAATCTATGTCACCTTTGTTTAAAAACTCCTCAAGTTTGTCAAGCAAAGGTTGCAAATATGGAGCCATTTTTTCATGACTTTCTCCTGGCAAAAACCCTAACTTGCTATCGCTGCTCTCCACTGCACTTCTAATATAAATCAAATCACTAACTTTATGTTCATTTAATAATTTTAATGCGATTAATATTGAAAGATAGGTTTTGCTAGTACCAGCAGGACCAGAAACAAAAATTATCTTGCTTTCCTTTTTTAATCCTAATTCTAAAAACAACTTTTGTTTTTCGGTTAAAATCTGTTGTTCTTTTATGTTTATATTTAATGAAAGTTTTTTACCCTGATGAACATGTGGACTTTTGTCAGCAAATTTATTTTTTTTCATATTTGTTATTTAACTTCAAATTTATTTTTTTGATTTTATTGCAAAGTTCATAATGTTCATTTTCAATACAATATTCATATATTTGTTCAATATTGCAAGGAAAATTCTTACGTTCTAAAGTCACAACAAAATCACTGTTTTCAAATTTAAAAACTTCTACAATTGATAAATCTTTTTCGACTGAATGATTGATTGATTCAATTACATTTTCCAATAAAACCAATCGATGTGTTTTTATGTATGATTTGAGGTTATCTTCACCGGAAGGCAAAATCATCGGTTTGTATTTAATCTTATTCATAAGACAACTAACACTAATAAATATCTAAAAAAATATCTTAAATCAAATTATTGCAAATAAAAAAGCCCGACTGATATACAGTCGGGCTTTAAATTACCTACCCACTATCACTTTTTAATATTATTCTTATCAATAATAGAAACTTTTGACGTAGGATCCCATTTTGATGTCAAACTTTTCCAATAAGCATACTCAACCGATGCGTTTTCTTCTGTATCATATTCACGGTCAGATACCCTGAATCCGTCCCTATTAACGTAGTATCTTTTAATACTATCGTTGTTATTTTTCACTTTGTTGTGGTTTTGTTTTTTATTAGTATTTTTTGTATCACTCATACAAGTTCATATTCTCATATATCTTTGGAGATGTCAACATTCTTAATAACATACATTATATTGTTTATCGCAGAAGAATATACATTTAGATCATTTGACTCACCAATAGATAAAGAAATTTTTTCAATCTCCTTCAAAGCCTTTTGAAATTTTTTTTTCAACTTTTTTTCTTCGGAAACAAAACTTTTAGGAACTAAATTTTCAAGAGCAGGTAAAGAAGTTTGTTTGAAATCATCCTCATCCATGTAATATCGTTTTTGGTTTTTCATTTGAAGTATCCGTGTTAAGTAAAAAATCTACAAGTTCTGTTTTAGTTTTTTCATTCAAAATAATTTCATCCGCCCAAAGATTTCCAGTAGTGAACAATCTCCATGCCCATCTAAAACGTTCTTTCCAAGAAAGCGGCTTTGTGACTGTGCCATACTGCCATATCGTTAAATTATATTGATTAAATTCCACATCGTGTTCAATCTCAATAGCGTGCCCATAACAAGCACATTTTAAAAATTTAGTCCTAAAAGTTTGGTCTTTATTCATATATTTTTATATTTATAATAACTATGAACCCCTATCCCCGTCAGAATATTCGTGATAGATTTTTTCATATAATTCTCCACATAATGTGTATAATACGTATATCATATAAACTTTTAATTGGCAAGATTTTATATGAAGATTTTAAAAACCGACTAAAATTTTTCAGAGATGGCATTATTAGATCGGTTCTAAGAAAGTAAATCGAAAGTATTTTGACCACGGAAATCTCGTTCCATCCAAAGTCACACATTCAAGGTAGCGGTCTATCACGGTAATTCGGTTAATCTTAATAACTTACTGTTTCGCGTGAATATCCGTATATGATATATGACGGATAACTTATAGTTCATCACAGGTAACTTTACGGGTGGAGCCAGCGGGAGTTGAACCCGCGTGGACGATATTTACTCAACCCAAGACTACACGTTTATAGTTTTTGTTTTTTCGTGAAACTGATACTAAAACTCGAAAGTTCCGTTTCCTTAGATTTGAGTTATTTTGACATACCAACCAAATCAAATGGTTTGTCTAGCTCGATATATAACGTGATACAGAAATATCGTGCGTCAATCTGCATCACGGGCAGCCTAATTAGGCTACGGCGTATTCGGCCTCGACACCTTCTGGTGTGAAGTCGTATGCGATTACGTTATTAGCGTTTATTTTTTGATAGTTTTTTTAAGAGGCCGACCATCATCCTCTACGTGCCTTAGATTTCGTTTACACCGCCTCGAAACCAGTATGGCCCCAATAGTATTCAAAGAACAATTCAATCCTAACATCTATAAATAGAAAGTCAAGTTCAATTCAGAGCGTATTAAGAAACCCATTCCAACCACCATCAAATGTCCGATTGACGTATTTTTTAACCTGTTCATCTGTTGCGGTAGATAGCCAGTGAATTATATTCTCCTCGTCTTCTGGATTAACCGCGCAATCGAGAATCCAGTCTTTCGCGGCTTTGACGGGATTTGTATCGGCTGTCTCCACGTCATTTTCCTTCAACAAATCATCTTTGGTTGAATATCTTGGGAGGGTGTGACCACATGAACTACAAGACCTGGTTCCATGCCAATCGCTGTATAGAGAAGTTTCACCGTAAGTTCCCTTCTTACACTTTACACACTTTTTTCCCGTCACATCGATGGTTTTGACTGGTTTTGGTTCCGGCTTTGGCATAGTGAAATTTTGAATTTCTTTCACCATATCCGATTCATTTACAAAATCCCACATATTTTTATCACGTATCGATTCGTCAATTGCATCCTCCACCAAAGACTCCACCGCCTTATGTGGTTCCGGCACAATAGAGTTGATTTCTATGTCAATTGCATCCGGATCAATCTCAGAATAATCTTCTCCATGCGGCTGATGTGAAGTCGTCACCGTTCCCTCCACGGTGGCCTGATAGTCGTAATCTACATCACCCACCGATACAGTTCCTTCCACTTCCTTTATAAAACGTTCATTTTTACTTTCTGACTCCTTTAAATTATACATCTTACGGAAAGCCTCATAATCATAAACTACATCGCCCGCAAACGAGTAAACGCCTATATCACGTTTTCCATTTGGATATTTTGCCCAAACATATTCGTATTTTTTACCACCCATCATAAATGGAACTTCTCCAGTCATTTGAGAATGATATTCAACGTATAACGGTTCTTCGACGGACTCGCTAATACATTTTCTTATAAACTGTTTCAATTTATCCCGATCAGATTCACGGAGCCAACCGAATCGTTGATTATCGGCCTCAAGACTTTTTATTAAGTCTTGGGTTTTTTTCGATTTCAACCATTGTTCAACCGCCCAAGATCCTTTAAATCTATCCCAAGACACCGCTGCAGCATAATCACCTGAAAGCAATTCTGAATAATAGGCAGCCTGTGGAAAATCTTTATTTTTTATGGCCGCCTTATAGGCCGACTTAATTTTTCTGTAATCTTCGTCTCTCATAATTTTGATTTTTTAATACAACAATAAATATTTAAAAAAAAAAATAAACCGCCAGAATATTCTGACGGTCTATTATTATAATTAAGTAATGTATCTTGTTAGAAACTTAACTTAACACCAGTGGTAAAGGCCAAATTGCCCTCAAACTTACGTGCCACTAAAGCAGTGTCAGTGGTCACATATCCAACATCAACATATGGCTTCAAATACTTAATACCAGTATAAGCCAAAGTTCCACCAGCCGTATAACTCGTGTGTTTGTCAAACAAATACGCCTCAGCTCTAGGCGTCAATTCAACTCTGCCCAAAACAAAAGTTCTGTCAACGCCCACTGTAGCACCAAATAAACGAGTGTCAAAATCCCGCGCCACCTTAACATAAGGAGTAGCCAAAACAGTCAACACAGGAAACTTGTTCAAACGCAATCCACCATACGCAGTAAGTGTATCACTAAACGCACCACCAATCATACGCTTCTCAACACCACCAACCGCCGTCATAGCAACAACGTCATTGCCAAGTCTACGTGAAACATTCGCATCAAAAATAGCCTGATCAGCATTTTCTCCACGAATAAAATAAGTAACTCCCACCTGAGGCGTCAAAATCGAATTCTCTAACGCCACCGTTGAAGCCACAAACGCACTGTTTTTCTGAAATTGCAAACCAAGATGATTCGCCCGTGTCGTATAACCAGAATCAAAAGTAACTCTCGGAGTCACCACAAATTCTGACTTCGCCACCGCCCGCGTCATCAATGAATTTACATTCGAATTAGTGTTAACTTTTGCAGACTGTGCCATTAGATCACTAAAACCTAAGAACACAATCAAGATTAACATAATATTTTTTATTGTTTTTGTCATATTTTTTTTTCCTTTTATTTCAATTGAAACTAAACTACACATTCAATTTCAATTGAAGATAACTATAACTAAATAAATAAAACAGTCAAATATAATAATTGAAACCTACGTAAATACCTAATAACCAATTACTTATAAGAACGCATCAAATCTTTAGGATTTATCTTCAAATCCCTAATACGTTGTAATATTTGCACCGCACTCGTGCCATAACCACGAAAATTTTTCTCCAACTCACGATACAAAATATCCGACGAAATACTTTCATCATCACCTTCCAACTTGTCAAATACCTTAATAACCACTCGTTGCAAATCTACCTCGCCCGCCGCCAATGCCGCAGTCAAAGCCTCACTTTCACTACGCAAATTCTTTAACTCCAATAAATAACGATTACGCTCGCCCACACTCAAAGCCGCCTTCTTCGCATGAAAATCACGCTCTAAATTCACCAACCTTTCATTCACATTATCCAAACGAACCTCAATCTCATTTTTTATCTTCTTCGCCTCCGTATTCTGTCGGTTAAATAATTCATCGTAACTCAAAAAAATATAAAATGAAGAATTATTATAATTCTTATACTTGCCAGAATTTATCACTTCAAACTTCACCATCATCTTATCTAAACCAATAATCTCAAAAATTTTGTGAATCTCATCACGTCGACTCAAATAATTCTCAACATAACCATCCCACATGCTAAAATAATACTGTTTATCAACCCTATATATTCTAAATCGAAGATTCTTTTTATGATCATTTTCATAATAATCATAATAATTACTCTTCAAATTAATTATCCCCTCAAATGAACTATGACCAAATAAATAACGTCCGCCACCACCATCAGGTCTATGAATCGAATCTTCAATCTCCTTCGCCACACGTTCACCATCATTACCAGCACGAATCACCTTCACAAAATAATTAACCAAACCACCAATACGCTCATTGCCTACCAAAATCCGCCCACCACCATTATCAATATCAAATATAATTCCCGTCACCACATTAAAATTACCTTCATCATAAGAATAATATATATTATCAACTTTAATTCGATCCGTAGACTCTTTCAATTTTTTGTGGTTTTTCTCCACCTGCTTACTCACAATACCACCATTCTCTTTTGCCAATATATTCAATATATCACGTAACTCATTTAAATTATCCGCCCGCTCAACACCTCTAATCACACTGCCCATTACATAATAACCACCAGACAATGAACGAACAATCTTGATATATTCTTTATTCCTAAAATTAATACGCGTTATCATATTAAATATATATCAAATACATTTCCTTGTATTCACATTTAACCTCAATGCTTCACCCACCCACCACTCCAATACGACTCACCATAATTGATAAATACCTCCTCACCCAACACTATCTTACGCAAAGTCTTTATGTAAATTCCACCATCAGTCGTATACCACATCGCATTATTATTATCCGCATGATTATAAATACTCACATATCCCAACGCAATAACATAAACATCACTGCCCTGTGGAAAAGAAAATACATACTTCTTTAACTCATATGGCACCTCCCCCCACATAGATGCATAACTCCTTATCACAGGACTATACTCAATCACTAACCCACCCTCTAACTCACTACCACTATATACCCCCAAACCACGCCGCTCACTATCACCCAAATATAAATTCTCATCAATAAAATACTTCATATCAATATCATATTTTGTATACTATTATAAAATCTATATAAATCAAATTAAAATAAATTTTTACCACCCAATCATCTTCATAAAAAATCTTTTCCCGTGTTTTTTTCAAACCTTCACAAAATAATAACTTTTCTACCCCACAAAATCACAACTAATCAACAAATACCCCCCATAAAAAAATCTTTTCCCGTGTTTTTTTCAAAAAATAAACCAAATAATAAAAAATAATCAAACAAAATCACAAATCAACAACAAAAAAGTTTCAAGAAAAATATTCGGTGTGTGTCAGGAACCTCTGGCCGTCAGTTTGGGGTGGGGGCTCCCCTATTCAGAAGTGGGGGGTACCGTCATTTTGGGGGTATTTTGTGGGGGTCTGGGGCGGGAGAGTTGTGTATTTGGGTATGGGTGGGGTATGGTGATGGGTGGGGATTTGGGTATAAGTGTTTGGTGAGGATGGGTGGAGGTATGGATGTGGTAGAGTATGTTGGGTGGTGGGGTGGTTACTGAATTTTCTGATAGGTGATGGCGGCGCGGCCACGGCCTGAGGAAGATTTGGTGCGTTTGATTTCGATGATGGAGCCGGTGGTGGAGAGTTTTTTAATTTCGATATAGGCGAGAGGTTGGGTCCATTGGGGGTTGATGGCGAGCAATTGTTTCATGGTGAAGCCATCTTGGTGGGTAGGAAAGACGAGGTTTGGACGTTGGGTTTTTGGGCGACCTTTGGATTTTTTAATGGTTGGGGTTAGGGCTTGGATGGTGGTTTTGGGTTCAACGGGCGTGTTTTTGTTTTGAAACAGTTGGTTGAGTTTATTGAGTGCGGCTTGGCGGTTATTGAACGACCAGGCGTAGTGTCCCCATTGGGAGGTTGAGGGGTAGCGTTCTTCGTCTTCGGCGAGGATTTGTTTGAAGATTTGGGTACCTGCTTTGAGGGTTTTGATGATGATGGTTTCGTAGTCTTTTACTATGTTCTTGCGACTACGTTCATAAACCGCGAAGTTTTGTTTGCGTGCGATTTGTTTATAGGTGAGGGGTTCGGATGAGTAACCACCTTCGCCGCTGACAAACTGTGTTTCGAGTGTTTTCATTTGTAGAAACAGTATAGACCTTTTTTATAGAAAGTCAAGGTTCTGATTTGAATTTGTTTACTTTCATACCAACCCCACACAAAATCAAAATGGATAAAAACTTGAAGTATAAATTTTCTGATTCGTTGTAGGGTTGGATTTTATCTACATAAAGTGTTGTAACCACGATGGTTATGCAAATAGGTATCGTCAATAACCCATACCAATTTACATTTAACATGATGTTAAAGCTTGTTCCAATCGAACAAAACTCCCACATTTACTATTGCAAAACAACTCGATGCAAGTTTAATGCTTAGAGGAGCGTCAGAATTGTTCACCAATGCGATGATTCCGATGATTGCGATCAACACTATTCCAATCGCGAAATGTTCCACCTTTGTCAAAACAAAGTCATTTTTGACTTGTTTTTGGTGGTCAAACGAAGAATTGTTTTGGTTAAGTTCGTTCATGGGGTTTGAATTAACTGTAAGTGTTGATAACCTAACGACTTACGCCGGCATCGGCTCGCCGAAGACTCGGTGACGAAACTCAGCCAACTCACGGTCACGGGCAGCGTTGGTTTGTTTCACAACTTGGGCAGCCTCGGTAGTGGGAAGAACACTGTAGCGATAGCCCTGTTCTCCAGCGATCAAATTGAACTTGCGAAGGTGAGCAACCCGCTCATGACACTCTGATTCAGGAGCAGTGAGAATGACGGTGGCCTGCTCCTTTACTCCGAGGCCAGGCAGATGATAGAACTCGACGACTGACTTAGTAGAGGTAATGTTCATTGTGGAAACAGTATGAACGTGTTTTATAAAAAGTCAAGCCACTTTCTTCAACGCGGCCTTGATTTGTGCGAGTGAATACTTAACTCCCTCAATCTCAATAGTTTG